CTTGCAAATAGTCCAATTCATCTTCGATATTGAACCGGAACTTTTTTTGCGTGGTGGAGAGACTCCCAAAAAAGTCTATTCCGTGGACAAAATTGTGGTCATGTAATAAAGTGCTCGACAGATAATTGAAAAAGCCGTCAATATATGCCGAATTGTAAGCAGACGCGATTTTTGGCTCTGCAAGAGTCTTGTTCTTGTCGTATTTTCCAATGAGGAAATGGATGGGATCCAGCAGAGGAGCGAATTTGATGTAGATGGATGCGGGTATCTTCTCTTCCGGGGTCCCTACGTGGTACAGGTCGACGATTTGATATTTGGAATGAAAGGTGGCGTCTGGACAAAAGAGGGCGACTAAAGGGTTATGCGTGTTTTCTGATACCACTTCGAATGGATTGTATCCATTTTCGGCTAAAGTAAATTGCTGTTTCATTAATTGCAAATCGATGGGAGTAATCGGCCTAAAATCCATATGATTAACAAACATATTCTTTTTTGGAGTTAGGAACGTTCTCTGTCTACATTAAATATATAATTTTAAGACAAATGGCCTTGAACTTGAAAAAATTCGATATGCGAAACATTAGTTTTAAACCGAATGAAAACAAAGGTCCCGTGATTGTGTTGATTGGTCGGAGAGACACCGGAAAAACGTATCTGGTGAAGGACCTTTTGTATTTTCACCAAGACATTCCCATCGGAACCGTTATTTCAGGGACTGAAGCAGGAAACGGGTTTTACGCCAATATTGTCCCGAAACTGTTTATTCACGACGAATACAACTCGGTGTTGATAGAAAATGTTTTAAGACGACAAAAGACCGTTTTAAAGCAAATCCAAAAAGAGATGGAAGCCTTTAGACGATCATCGATCGATCCGCGGACATTCGTGATCATGGACGATTGTTTGTACGACAATACTTGGGCCAAAGACAAGTTGATGCGTCTCTTGTTCATGAATGGTCGACATTGGAAAGTGATGTTGATTATCACTATGCAATATCCATTAGGAATTCCGCCCACTCTCCGGACGAATATAGATTACGTATTTATTCTACGTGAACCCTATTTATCTAATCGAAAACGAATCTGGGAAAATTACGCCAGCATGTTTCCAACCTTGGAGTCGTTTTGTTCAGTCATGGACCAGACAACGGAAAACTTTGAATGTTTGGTGATCAATAACAATGCCAAAACGAGTAAACTGAGTGACCAAATATTCTGGTACAAAGCCGAATCGCGACCCGATTTTCGATTGGGTTCGAAAGAGTTTTGGGAAATATCAAAAGAAATGGAGTCCGATGACGAAGCCGAGTACGATCCGAACGCGAAAAAAAAACCGGGAAATTCAATTAAAGTGCAAAAAAACGGGAAATGGTAGACAGCATTTCGTATCTACTTTAAGCACTGCTAATTCGATACACGAATCCATCATGGCGTCGAGCGTAGCAATCAACACATTTTGTTCTGCGGTAGTGAGTTCATGTTCGTTCTCGCTGACCAGTATGTGAACGATTGTTTTCAGCACTTCGGCAGCATCGGTAATAGTCGTTTTCGGATGCGTTTTTCTAAAAAAGAAAAACAGCTCTTGCAGAGACAAACAAATGATCGGAAGATCCAAAGCCAGGATCGCCTTATTCTGCAAGATTTTTTCGCATCCCATGAAAACAACCTTTACGGGAGCCTCTTTCGATTGAACGAAACTCAACAACAAGCATTTCATCGCTGGTTCAGTTGCGTTTACTGCAACATATGCAGCGACAAGGTCGCAAAACGGCTTCGTGTCTGTCATATGTATTAGGACGAGTTTAAAATCGGGATTGCGGATTAAAAATCGGGAATCCGTATTAAAACTCGGGATTGCGGATTAAAAATCGGGATTGCCCGTAAATACTTCAATGTTGACGGGATTCAATATATTGGTATTCGTAACCACGGAAAAAAAGTCGTCCACGTTTCGTTGGTATTTGATAAATACGTAAAACACAACGAACCCACAACTAAAAACAAAAACTAGATCGCGTATAATATCTTTCAAAGGTTTCCATTTTTGATCGACGAACTTCATCTCAATGATTTTTACCAGACCGTACAAAAAAGTTAGCGCGCAAGACAACAATACAATCTTTTCCATCTAAAGATAGTATTCTTGGTGATAAAAAAAAAGAATGACTGGCGAAAAAAATTACATCCGCTTACATAAATTGTTCAAAGTTTGAAACTTGGTTTGGGCCTCTTCAACACACCCTGGGTTTTTATCAGGATGAAAAACAAGAGCTTGAGTAAAATAATCTTTTTTCGTTAAACAGATTCTAGGGTATTTCCCTCTACTATGACATGATAATGTAGTGTCTCTGGGTGGATTGGCTCTAGTAGCTCTAGGTGGATTGGCTCTCGTTGTATTAGCTCTAGGTGGATTGGCTCTAGTGGCTCTGGGTGGATTGGCTCTAGTAGCTCTAGGTGGATTGTCTCTGGGTGGATTGGCCCTCGCTGCTCTAGGTGGATTGGCCCTAGTGGCTCTAGGTGGATTGGCCCTAGTCCTATTAACGCACCTAAAAAAGTTATTTCGGTGTTTGTTGGTAGGACATTTTTTGTTACAGCGATTCGTTGCCGGGTTCAATTCTTTTTCCGGTGGACACGGGTTCGCGATCTTTACGCATCTAAAATTATCATTCCGGTGTTTGTCATCAGGGCATCTTTTGTTACAACGATTCGTTGCCGGGTTCAATTCTTTTTCTGGTGGACATCGATTCATATACTCTAATCGACATTTTTTATTGACTTTCTAAATACCTCAAGTGTTAACGCATTTGAATTGTTCGTTGCGGTGCTTTCCTTCTGGACATTTATTGACACAGCGATTCGTCGCTGGATTTATTTCCTTTTTTGGAGGACATTTGGCCTTCACGGTCTTGTTGACGCATTTGAATTTCTCGTTGCGGTGCTTGCCTTCTGGACATTTATTGACACAGCGATTCGTCGCTGGATTTATTTCCTTTTCTGGAGGACATTTGGCCTTCACGGTCTTGTTGACGCATTTGAATTTCTCGTTGCGGTGCTTTCCTTCTGGACATTTATTGACACAGCGATTCGTCGCTGGATTTATTTCCTTTTCTGGAGGACACATTCGAGGATCTCGATTTGCTTTTTGTTGTTGTGCGCGATCGAGATTGGGGACATTTCTAGTCGATGCATGAACCATATCTACCAAACGATGACGAACAATGTTTTTTTGGAGTCTCGTCAAGAATCCATGATCGCTCAATAATTGCTCGTATCGGTTTAATATAACGTTCATATCTGTAACTCTTGTGGTTGAATTCCAATCACACATGGAAGAAAACAATCGAGACGCACTTGTCTCAAAGGCTGCATCGATGGCACGCTTAATAAAAAAGGCTCGCAACAAATAATGCAAGGTGAACCCGACTCCATACACATCTATGGATTTAATGGCTTGCTTCAAAAATGTACTATAATTCATAGCCCTTATACCTTGCTTAAAAGCAGTTTCGTGGGTTTTGAAAGAATTGGCTGGGTATACTCCATACCTGTAGAAAAAGTAATATTTGTGCCCATCTACTAATACGGGTCTATTCTTAAAATGATCGGCGTTCATGTAGTTAGAATCAGGAGGAAACGACCAATGACTCACACCGTAAAGGTATTGGTTTCGTTTACAATTGTATTCGATATCGGCGGCGTTGCTCATCAACCCAAAATCAATAAACTTCATGGAATGGGTGTCGGCATGAAACACAATATTTTGCGGTTTCAAATCGTTGTGGACCATTTTTTTCTCCTGCAATGTTTTCAAGCCCAGCAACAAATGTTGCACTTCAACCCAGAAAAGGTCGGTTTGTCGCTGCATATCAGTGGCCAAATAGGCATCGATATTCTGGACAAAATCTTCTAGATTCACTCCTCCGTCTTTCATAAGCAGCAATCTCATATTTGGGTAGGTGGATCGGCATTTTCCGATTTCCGCAGTGGACGTTCTGTCGAGTTTCGGTTTGCATTTGATGGGCATTCCCAAATGAAATTCGTTTTTTTTGTCGTGTTTTTGCATGATAAGAAACTCTTTCAATTCAGAATCGGCTAAATTATCACTCATGACTTTTGAAACGTATCCATCGTAATTGAATTTTCGCATATGCGCATCCGCACAATGAACACTGGGTTTGAGCACACATCCATAGGTGCCTTCTCCGATCACTCGTCTCATTATAATATGAGAAGAAAAATTATAACAAAAGGAATATAAATGGGATCGATGAAACAACGAAATGAGTGATGAGATGTATGTCATAAAGAGAAGTGGGGACAAGGAAATAGTCTCGTTCGACAAAATACTGATTCGAATCAAGAAAGTCGGTAACGAAGTCGAAGGTCTCAAAATAAATTACGCCTCGCTCGCGATAAAGGTGATCGACCAACTATATAATAATATATCTACGACCAAGATCGATGAACTGACTGCTGAGCAATGCGCTTCTCTTTCGTCCACCCATTTGGATTATAATGTGTTAGCAGGTCGAATCACCATATCCAACCACCACAAAAACACGCGTTCGTCGTTTTATGACAGTATGCAAGAGTTAAAAGAAGCCAGGGATTCTAGAGGACAGCTTTTCCCGTTGGTTTCAGACTCTTTATGGGAAACGGTGTGCTTATTCGGAAAAGAAAAAGTGGATTCTCTCTGCGACTACGAGAGAGACTATTTGATTGATTATTTCGGGTTCAAGACGTTAGAAAAATCATATTTAATGCGTATCCGTAAGAGAGTGGTCGAACGACCGCAGCATATGTGGTTGAGAGTAGCGATAGGGATTCACGGAAATGATTGGACACGCATCGTGGAGACTTATACCTTGCTCTCGAAGAAATATTTCACGCACGCTACTCCTACCTTATTTAACGCCGGTACTCCGAAACCTCAATTGAGTTCTTGTTATCTTATGGCCATGGAGGAAGACAGTATCGATGGGATCTTTAATACCTTGAAAGATTGCGCGCTAATTTCCAAATGGGCAGGGGGAATAGGGTTACATATACATAATATTCGTGCTACCGGAAGTCAGATTCGCGGCACCAACGGTTCTTCGAACGGCATAGTACCCATGTTGAAAGTGTTTAATAATACTGCAAAATACGTGGACCAATGCGTTTTGCCAGATACTTATATTTATACTCAGGAAGGTCCTATAAAAATACGTGATGTGAGAGCGAACGTGACCTTGGTATTCAATCAAACAGGGCAAGTCGAGCTGGTAGAAAATGTCCTAGAACATTACTATCAAGGGGATATTTTTCGCATTCAAACATTTGGGTGTGTCGATCGGTTGGGGGTGACTCCCATGCATCCACTCTTGGCCTTGCGAGACACCGAATGCGCTTTGCACGCTTTGGAACATGGTCATGCGCAAATCGAATACATAGAAGCCAAAGACCTGACGGAGGGTGACTACCTCGTGCACGCAATCCCCCAACATGAAAATGACATCGCAGCGTTGTCTATGGACGACTGTTTTATGTACGGAGTTCTCTTGCAGAGTGGCAGTTTGACACTCGATAAATATCAACATGGCTGCATTTTTCTCGCACATAATACTCACCAGGCATTTATCTTGGACTTTTGTCATCACTATTTCCGTGAGAAATGCGTGGATTACGATTCGTGGCCCAACAATGTCGAGAAAACGTTTATCTTTCGATGGAGAAGCGGATACAATTTACCTTTTCGCGAGTCTGACATTTGGAACCGAAGCGAAAAGAAAATGTGCAGTCGCTGGCTTCATTTGCCCGAAGCAAAGACCCGTCAAATTTTGAAAGGGTTCCTCATGGCTAACGGGAGGTCTATCGACCATTCCGTGTCGCTAAGAATAGACATATCTCTCCGTAGTCTGGTGGAAGATATTCGTTTCTTGTATTTGCGTCTCGGATATCTCATTGATTTCCAGGAAACGGTGAGCGCTTTTCATCTCCACTGTCCTTCTATGGACGCCATACAATCTAACCACTGTTTTCGTCATAAAAATAACGTTTTTTCAAAAATTGTATCCGTGACTCCTTCCACTCACGACGGGGTTTTGTTTGATCTACAAATGACTACCGAGCATAATTATATGTTGCACACCGGAGTCGTTCACAATGGTGGCGGGAAGCGAAACGGGTCCATCGCAATATACCTGGAACCATGGCATGCCGATATTGAAATCTTTTTGCAAATGCGAAAAAATCACGGAGACGAAGAACTGAAAGCGCGAGATTTGTTTTACGCCTTGTGGGTTCCCGATCTGTTTATGGAAAGAGTCAAATCCGGAGAACAATGGACACTCATGTGCCCGGACGATTGCCCGGGACTCTCGGATGTATATGGAGACGCTTTCGTTGAATTGTACACTTTTTACGAAAAGGAGAAAAAAGGCCGATCCGTATCGGCGAGGGATTTATGGTTTCAAATCTTGGATGCGCAGATGGAGACAGGTACA